TTCGAGGGTGAGGCTCATTCGGTACCCCCGTCCAGGGCGCGGCCCACTGCGCCCAATGCGTCGGTCTGCGACATTTCCGAGTACGGACTTGTTCGATACCGTTCAAGTACCTCTCGCACCCGCTGGATTGCTGCCTCGGCCTCGAAGGCCCGATCCCTCATTTGTTCGAGTTGTTCCAGCGCGTCCAGATATGGGTCACGCATCGCCATCACCGTCCAGGGCGCGAAGGA